ATGGTATATCGATGGTCGCATTTATTACCATGTAGTTGTAGATGATAAGCGTCCACAAGAAGGCATTAAAGAGTTGCGTTATATTGACCCACGCAAGATTCGTAAAGTGCGTGAAGTTAAAAAAGAGCGTGACCCAAAAACAAACGCTGATATTATCAAATCAATTGCCGAATACTATGTGTATTCTGACCGAGGCACAACAACACAGACCTATGGTGCTTCAGTAAATTCAGGTCTCAGAATTGCACCAGATTCAATTATTAATGTGAACTCTGGTTTGATGGATGCTAAAAACACATTCGTCATTTCATATCTACACAAAGCAATTAAGCCTCTCAATCAGTTACGCATGATTGAGGATGCGGTCGTTATCTATCGCCTCTCACGAGCACCAGAACGCCGTATTTTCTATATCGATGTGGGTAACTTACCACGAGGCAAAGCAGAACAATATCTTAAAGATATTATGATTAAGTATCGTAACAAAATGGTTTACGATGCCAATACAGGTGAGTTGCGTGATGACCGCAAACACTTATCGATGCTTGAAGATTTCTGGTTGCCACGCCGTGAAGGTGGTAAAGGCACAGAAATTACCACATTACCAGCAGGCCAAAACCTTGGTGAATTGGAAGATGTTAAATACTTCCGTCAGAAGTTGTTGCAATCTTTAAATGTGCCAATCTCTCGTTTAGAACCACAACAAGGTGGTATGATTGGTCTTGGTCGCACCACAGAAGTTACCCGTGATGAAGTTAAGTTCTTAAAATTCATCATTCGTTTGCGTAATAAGTTTTCACAGATTTTTGACCATGCACTAGAGAAACAATTGGTTCTCAAAGGCATTTGTACCAGAGAAGAATGGTATCAGTTCCGTGATGACATTTATTATGACTATGTAAAAGACAATAACTTCACAGAATTGCGTGATGCTGAATTGTTGCAGAACCGTGTTCAAACATTGGCAGTTGTTGACCCATATGTTGGTCGTTACTACTCTGCTCAATGGGTTCGTAAACACATTCTTCAACAAACAGATGAAGATATTGAAGATATTGATGCTCAGATTAAAGAAGAATCCGATGCGGGTATTGGTGGGCCAACAATGCCACAACAACCAGACCAAGCATCGGCAGACCAATACCCACCTGAAGATAACACAGGTGAAACAAATGAATCTATGACACCAATGCTAGATGCTGAGGTAGAAAAATATTCGTCTATACTAAATAGGCGCTAAACGGAGAACATAATGGATACACAAACATTTATTAATCAAGTAGCAGCTGGCGATGCAGTTGGCGCAAAAGATTTACTTAATGACCTATTGTCAACTAAGGCATTTGAAGCTTTAGATGCCAAAAAGATTGAAATGTCTCAGTCAATTTTTTCAGGTGAAGAACCTGAAGTGCAAGATACAGAAGAAACTGAAACGGAACAATGAAACAGTTACAAGAATTTCGTAATCTTGTAGAAGAAGAAAAAACGGACTATAAACAGTTCGATATGTTAGTTCGTGCTGGTTTGGCCAATAAAGCACAGTTGGCACGAATTCATCGTATTTTGGATAAAATGGGCGAAGAGCGTCCACAGTTTAATAATGCCGATAGAGAAATCTTGCGTAATTTGTTTAATCGCATGGTTGATTTAATTAGCAACAATAAACAGATTTTTCAAAAGACAAGACAGGTAGTTAGAGAAGAATTAGAAGAAGGTGTTTTAGACACGGCAGATATTAAAGTATCACCATCTGGCCGTAAAGTAAGAGCACATCGTATTAAAGTTGGTGATGTTGCATATGACAATGAGGTTAAAGAAGAATTTGAGCTTGTAGAAGCACCAATTGATTTTGACAATGACCCACCTTTTGTTTTGGTTTTGAAACGCAGAGCCATCAGAATGTATCCTGATAAAACAAAAGTTGCGTTGTATTACAGTAAAACATTAGATAAGTATTTCTCAGTACCGTATGGCGGCCCAATGGGTGCAGTTGTGCAGGCAGAAGAAACACAAATTGAAGAAGCTGTAATGGACCAGTTACATAAGATTGTGACCAACAAACAGGCACAATCAGTTAAGTTTGGTAATGGCGAAACAAGAAAAGTTGACCATTATACTGCATCTGCTATTACGCAAGTTCATAATGCCTTAAATGATGAAAACAAAAAGAAATTTGCAGACATGGTTCATAAATCGCCTGCACATTTAATGAAAGCATCTGACTTTGCATTTAGTAGAGCAAAATGAATTTAATCGATTTAATTATACAAGGCAAACTAGACGAAGCAAGACAATGTTGTTGTGACCGTCTAAAAGAAAAAGTTGCAAAGCGCTTAGAAGAAGCTAAGCGTTATGCAATTGCCAATATGTTTGAAGAAGTTGAAGAGCTTGATGAAGCAGTTAGGAGAAATCCAAACCTAATTAAGCAAGGCAGAATCACTAAGATTCGCCGTAGAATTAGACGAAACGCAAAAGGGCGTATTGTAGTTCAAAAGAACCGCAGACGCTCAGGTATTAAAGGTTACAGAATTGTTGGCAGCACGGTTCGCCGTATACCAGCAAATGTAAGATTAAGAAAGGCACGCTTGTTAAAGCGGTCATGGAAAACAACACGAAGAGCAAAACTTCGCCGTTCGCAATTGAAGCGTAAAATGTCAATGCGTAGGCGAGCATCAATGGGACTAAGATAAAATGCCATTTGAAATTATAAACGCTGTCAGAGCAAAATCAACAATTCGTATTGTTGGTGGTGCCGCTAATACAGCAATCAATTTAAATACTCTCTCTGCACAGACAGGGGAGACCGTAACAGAAGCTGCGATTGCACAAGTATCAGCTTCGACAAACGGAATTTATAGAATTTATAGAGGTAATAATTCGTCTGGTACATTGATACTAGAAATTTCAACACCAATTAATTTGGTATTATATGAATATGATATTACTTTTGCAAACAATGCTACTGCAAACATTTGGGTTGAACATACAGGAACAGCAGGTAGTTTAATTATGCAAGTAACTAAATCTGCTACTTATAGCCCAGCACTCACAGGAATGTAATATGAAACTCATTAGAGAACACATAGAAGATGTAAAGTATCTTACCGAAAAAACAGAAGATGGTAAGAAAAAACTTTTCATTGAAGGAATTTTTTTAGTTGGCGATGCTGTCAACAAAAACAACCGTATGTATAAAATGGACACACTTCGTAATGAAGTTGCCCGTTATACTGAAGAATTCATCAACACAAACCGTGCGATGGGTGAACTAGGTCATCCAGATACACCATCAATTAATCTTGAGCGTGTATCTCACAAGATTGTATCTTTGAAAGAAGATGGTAATACATTCTATGGCAAAGCGCTGATTCTTGGTACACCATATGGACAAATTGTTGAAAACTTTATCAATAATGACATTCAAATTGGCGTATCATCCAGAGCTCTTGGTTCTTTAGTGCAAACTAGAGAAGGGTATAACCTTGTGCAAGACGACCTAAAACTAGCTACTGCGGCTGACATTGTTGCCGACCCATCTGCGCCTGGCGCATTTGTAAATGGCATCATGGAGAACAAAGAATGGATGTTCATAGAAGGTCACTTCGTAGAGAAGGACTTTGACCATGCCAAAAAAACAATTCAGAGAGCTACCAAGAATCAACTCGAATCTGCAGCCCTCAAACTGTTTGAAAATTACCTCAGAAAACTTTAATTTTATAAATAAGAAATCATAAGGAGATTCCTAATGGCAACAAATAAACTAATGGAAGCCGCAGCAGAAATTCTTGCAGGAAGCAAGAAATCCGCTCCAGCAATGCCTGCTGAGAAGTTACCAGCCGAGATTCACGATGCTGGCGGCCCAACACCACAAAATTATAAGAACGATGATAATTCTGCAAAGATTACTCCATCGTCTAAGAGCGCAACTGCTCCTACAACTAAACCTTCTGATGCCTCTCCTGACAAGCAAGAAATGCTTGGCGGCGGCAAAAAAGAAATGAAAGAAGAAGAGCAAGTTGAAGATGAACTCATCGCTGAAAAGTCCCATGAAATGGAAGACAAAGATGAAGATGAGAAAGAAGATAAGAAAGAAATGATGAAGAAGAAGATGAAAGAGGACATTGATTCCCTTTTCTCTGACGATTCTACCATTTCTGAAGAATTCAAATCTAAAGCTGCTACAATTTTTGAAGCTCGTGTCATGGACCGTGTTACACAAATTGAAGAAGAAATCGAAGGTAAATATGCCTCGATGCTCGAAGAAGCAGTTGAATCAATTAAATCTGACCTAACAAACAAAGTCGATGACTACCTCAACTATGTTGTTGAGCAATGGTTAGCAGATAACGAAATTGCTATTGAATCTGGCCTCCGTGCCGAGATTACCGAAGAATTCATTGCTGGTCTACGCAACCTATTCGCAGAACATTACATTGATGTTCCAACCGAAAAAGTTGACCTCGTTGACGAACTTGCTGGTAAAGTTGAAGAACTCGAAAGCAAACTCAACGAAGAAATCGAGCGTGGCATTTCTTATGCTAAAGCTCTCGTAGAGTCCCGCAAGAATGAAATTACCCGTGAAATTTGCGAAGGTCTCACAACAACTCAAGTTGAAAAAATCAAAACGCTCGCAGAGAGTGTTGAATTCTCCACAGAGGAAGAATACAAAGAGAAACTTGAAACAATCCGTGAGAACTATTTCCCATCTGGCGTTAAAAAGGCCGATGAAGAGCAATTGCACGAAAAGGTAGAAGATGCTGATGCCAAACAAGTCAATATTAATGACCCATTTGTTGCCGCAGTATCACAAGCAATTTCTAAAACCAAAGTTTAAGTAAAACAAAAATAGGAGACACTTAAATGTATTTGTCTGAATCATTACAAAAAAAATGGGAAGGTGTTCTGGACCATCCAGACCTTGAGCCAATTAAAGACCCATATCGTAAAGCTGTTACAGCTGTTATCCTTGAGAATCAAGCTCAAGAGATGCAAAAAGCTGCTGGCATCCTAAACGAAACAGGCTCACCAACAAACTTTGCTGGTACAGGCGGTTTCGGTGGCGGTGCTGCTGCTGCAGGTCCAGTTGCCGGTTTTGACCCAATCCTAATCAGCTTGGTTCGCCGTTCATTACCAAACCTAATCGCTTATGATGTTTGCGGTGTTCAACCAATGACAGGCCCAACAGGTTTGATTTTCGCTATGCGTTCACGCTATGCTTCACAAGGCGGTACAGAGGCATTCTACAACGAAGCTAACACACAATTTGCCGGTGCTAACACAGCATTGACAGCTGCTGTTGCTGCTCAGTTGACCTCTTTAGGCATTGCTGCTAACACGACAGAAACTTTCGTCTCTAACGCACAAGCTGCTTTAGCGATGACAACTGGTTCTGCTGAAGCTCTCGGTGATGGCGCTTCTGGTAACACATTCCAAGAAATGGCCTTCTCAATTGAGAAAGTTACCGTAACAGCTCGCACCCGTGCATTGAAAGCTGAATACTCAATGGAATTGGCACAAGACCTCAAAGCAGTTCATGGTTTAGATGCTGAGACCGAGTTAGCAAACATTCTCTCAACAGAGATTCTCGCTGAAATCAACCGTGAAGTTATTCGTACCATCTATGGTGTTGCTAAGTTAGGCGCACAAGTCGGTACAACAACTCGTGGTATTTTCGACCTTGACACCGATTCTAACGGTCGCTGGATGGTTGAAAAAGTTAAAGGTCTTGCGTTCCAATTAGAGCGTGAAGCCAATACAATCGCCAAGACAACCCGCCGTGGTAAAGGTAATATTGTAATCTGCTCATCTGATGTTGCTTCTGCATTTGCAATGGCTGGCATCCTAGATTACAACTCTGCTCTCCAAGGTCAGGTTAACTTGACAGTTGACGATACTGGCAATACATTTGCTGGTACATTGTTTGGCCGTATCAAAGTTTACATCGACCCATACTTCCCAGCTGGTTCTACAAATGAATTCGCTGTTGTAGGTTATAAGGGTTCAAATGCTTATGACGCTGGTTTGTTCTACTGCCCATATGTTCCATTGCAAATGGTTCGTGCAGTTGACACTGGTACCTTCCAACCAAAGATTGGTTTCAAAACTCGTTACGGTTTAGTTGCCAACCCATTTGCAGAAGGCACAGACCAAGGTCTAGGCGCTTTGAATGCTCAAAAGAACAACTACTATCGTTCTTTCGCAATCAAGAACTTGATGTAATTTGTTTTAAGTCCTATAATAATAAAAATAAAAAGGGACAGTTTAAAAGAGGCATCGCAAGATGCCTCTTTTTTTTAGCTTATAAATAACCATATGAGTGAAATTCTTTTGATTACAGATTTGCTCGATATAAGGGCAAGAAAACTAAAAGAACTGGAGTTTTACACCCAACAGTTGGAAGAACTCCGACTAAAGATGGTTTTTATTCAAAAAGAGATTAATTTAACAAACCAAATTATTAACATGATTGAGAAAGAAACCATCATTGATATTGGTTTGCACATTAAAAGAACTACATGACAAACATAAAAGATATTGCAAATGATGTAATTAATCGTGCCAAAAACTTAAAAGAGTTTGTGGTAAAACGGGACATAGAAGATGTTCTTTTTGTGGGTGAAATGCGATATTCCATAAAACATGTTTATGGCAAACCAGTAGAAATCTATGTTCACGCATTAACACAAGAAGAAGCTGAACTCCGTGTTGATGAATGGTTGAAAGAGCAGAATGACAGCATTAACTAGAAACCCATCTAATCCTAATCCGTTACAACCAAATAAGTTTCTATTAACATTTGGTAGAACACCTAATGTGCAATACTTTTGCCAAAATGTTACGGTGCCTGGTATCTCATTGTCAGAAGTTGTGCAAACAAATCCGTTTGTTGATTTCTATTCTCCTGGCGAAAAGGCCATCTATGACCTTTTAAATATTACTTTTATCATTGATGAAGAACTATTGGGTTGGAAAGAGATACATGATTGGATTCGTGCTATGACTTTCCCAAAAGAGTTTGAAGAATATAGAAAATTGCCAACACTCAACAAATACAATTCGGCATCTAATGATTTGCGTGGTAAATTTCCACAATTTTCTGATGCTTCACTTACCTTGTATTCATCATCAAACACACCGTATTATCGTTTTAAATTCCACGAAGTTTTCCCTACAACTTTATCTACCTTTATTATGAATACGCAGGATGGTCCTGATACCATTCTGTCTGCCGATGCCACATTTCGGTACACTTACTACGATATTGAAAAACTTTTCTAATACCGCTTGACAAATCCTAACAATTAGTGTAAACTCCTTGCAATAAGGAGCATTATTTTATGAAGCAAATTGATGAATTATTGGAAGAATGGCGCAAAGATTCCGACATTGACAGAACGGAACCTGGCAAAGCATTGTTAGATATACCCAAACTACACAGCAAATATCTAAACATATTGTCTAGGCATCGCTTGCTTGCCAAAGAAGCTGAGTTCAAATACAATAAATGGAAGAAATTGAAGTGGGAATACTATACAGGTAAACTCGATGATGACGAATTGGCCAAATATGGTTGGTCGCCATTTCCATTTGTTCTTAAATCCGATATCACTACATATTTGGAGAGCGATGAAGATTTAAATAAGTATCAGGCACAAAAAGTAATGCATGATGAAGTTGTTGATATCTGTCAAAGTATTCTAAAAGAATTAAACTCTCGCACATTTCAGTTGAGAGATTTTATAGCATGGGAACGGTTCATACAAGGTGTCTGATTTAATTTTACATAAAAAGAATGAATCATTTATACAGTTCGAATGTGATAAAGGTATCGCACAAGAGCTAAGTGATTACTTTACATTCTTTGTGCCAGGTTATCAATTTGTTCCAGCCTACAAAAGTAGAATGTGGGATGGAAAAATTAGATTGGCAGACCTAAGAAATTTCACAATATATCGTGGTCTTGTTCCTTACATTGAAAAATTTTGTCAGGAAAGAGATTACAAATTATCCATTGATACAGATATCAATGCTACAGAAAACTTTTCTGTTGTAGAGGCAAAACAGTTTATTGATACACTAAATTTGCCACATGAGATTCGTGATTATCAATTTAAAGCTTTCATACAGGCAGTTCGTAACAAAAGAATGTTATTGTTATCGCCAACTGCCTCAGGTAAATCACTTATCATTTATACAATTGTTAGATGGTTACAAGAAGCGGACTTTAAAAAAGGTTTGTTAATTGTGCCAACTACATCGTTGGTAGAACAAATGTATAGTGATTTTGTTTCGTATGGTTATGATTCAGAAGAATACTGCCATCGTCAATACTCAGGTAAAGAAAAACACACTAATAAATTTTTGACCATTACAACATGGCAATCAATCTACAAAAACGATAAAGATTACTTTGAACAATTTGATTTTGTTCTAGGTGATGAAGCACACCAATTTAAAGCCAAATCGTTGACAACCATTCTATCAGGTTGTTCAAACGCTAAATATAGAGTAGGCACAACAGGCACATTAGACGGTACACAAACACATCGCCTAGTATTAGAAGGTTTGTTTGGTCCAGTTTATAAAGCAACTACAACATCCGAACTGATTGAAAAAGGTCAGCTTGCTAGTTTTAAAATTAAATGCCTAATTTTGAAATACCACGAATCATTGTGTAAGCAAGCCCGTGATTGGGATTACAATGAAGAAAAAAACTTTATTGTATCCCATAAACCTCGAAATGACTTTATTAAAAATTTAACTTTATCACTAGAAGGCAATACACTCGTATTGTTTCAGTTGGTAGAAAAACACGGAAAAGAACTGTATGAATCTATTAAAGCTGAGGCAAAAAATAGGCATGTGTTTTTTGTATTTGGCGGCACCGATGTTGAGGTGCGAGAATCGGTTCGTTCAATTACTGAAAAAGAAAAAGATGCTATTATTGTGGCATCTTATGGCACTTTTTCTACTGGTGTTAACATTCGCAATTTACACAATATCATCTTTGCAAGTCCTTCTAAGTCAAGGATTCGTAATCTGCAATCTATTGGTCGTGGGTTACGCATAGGTGAAAATAAGACAGAGGCAGTTTTGTTTGACATTGTTGATGACTTTCGTATAGGCAAATTTGCCAATTACAGCTTGAAACATTTCATTGAGCGTGTTAAAATATACGATGAAGAAAAATTTAAATATAAGTTTTACAACATAGAACTCAAAAATGGAACAGACAACCAATAACAATATCAAAATTGTTCGCTTACAATCAGGTGAAGATATTATTGCTGATTACATCGAAAAGGAAGATGGCGAAACGGCACTTTTAGATAACCCAATGCATTTAATTTTTAAAAGAATACCTAGTGGTCAAACAGTAATGATGATGATGCCATGGTTGCCAATTGAAATCATTAAAGATAACCATGCTTTAATTTACACTACCGATATACTTACCATCATAGACCCAAAACAAGATTTAATTGATTACTACGGTGATGTTGTTGTTGAAGCACATCAACGAATGGAAAGAAAAACACCTTTCTATAATATGGATGAGATGGAAGAAAGTGAAGAAGATGATGAGGAAGAATTTGACCCCGAAGAAATCTTTGAAGCATTAAAAGAAAGAAAAAAAGGAAGCTTGCATTAATGAGTTTATTCGTGTATAATGATACCAATATGAAAATGGCCTGCAAAGCAATTGTTAAACACTTAACACCAGATTTACTTCCTAAAAAATGGGTAGAGCGTAATGCTTCTAATCCTATGTTTGGTCATTGTCATACAGCATCTGCCTGTTTACAGAAATTGTTTGGTAGCAAGAACATTAAACTGTATAGAGGATTGGATGATGAAGGCATTTGGCATTGGTGGGCTGTTACAGTTGAGGGTAATAAGATTGACTTGACTGCTGACCAATACTATTCACAAGGTCGTGTACCACCTTATGGAAGCGGAACTAAAGCATCAATGCTTGGTTTTGATTATCGTAAAAGGGTCTATAAATTAATGGAGGTAGTTAAAGCAGATTTACTTTCAAACGGAACACCGCTACTGTAACATCTGTCAAGAGCAAAATGAGGCAAATATGAGTGAAAAGAAAACAAAACATTATGTGAACAACGCCGATTTTCTGGCTGCGCTAATCGAATACAAGAAGAATTGCGATGAAGCTAAAAAGAAAAAGAAGCCAGAACCACAAATACCAAATTACATAGGTGAATGCTTTCTAAAGATTGCAGACCATCTATCACGCAAACCAAATTTCATATCATATTCTTTCCGTGATGAAATGATTGCAGATGGCATTGAAAACTGCCTGATGTATTTCCGTAATTTTGACCCCGACAAATCAAAGAATCCATTTGCCTACTTTACGCAAATCATTTACTATGCTTTTCTTCGCCGTATTATGAAAGAAAAGAAACAATTGTATGTTAAGTATAAAGCAACAGAACAAATTGGCATATTAGATGAATTTGAAATGTTGGAAGATTCAGATGGCCATACTCGCCAGTTTGAATTGTATGATAACATCTCTGAGTTTATTCATAATTTTGAAGAAAACAAACGCAAGAAAAAAGAAGGCAAAACCAAAGGGCTAGAGAAGTTCATTGAAGAAGATTTGCCTGATTCTGCTTGACATAACAATAAAAAGGAGTTATAATGGATAGATTAAAAATAGAGCATCACATTAAACACCTACAAGATTTGCATGATAAGTTGGACAAACAAATTGTTGAAGAAGAATCACATCATGGCAATTGTGCAACTATCGCAATTCTAAAAAAGAAAAAACTCAAACTGAAGGATGAAATAGAAGGTTTCAAAAATCAAATACAATGAAATTATGCATATTGGGTGATACACACTTCGGTGCTCGAGGTGATTCGTTAGATTTTCACAAATACTTCCAAAAGTTTTACGATGAAGTATTTTTTCCCTATCTGATTGAAAACAATATCAAAGTTGTTTTTCAGATGGGTGACTTGTTTGATAGGCGAAAGTTTATCAATTTCAATTCTCTATTCTTATCCCGTAAATACTTTTTTGATAAGTGCCAAGAATTAGATATTCAATTACATACTCTGATTGGTAATCACGATGTTGCCTATAAGAACACACTTGAAGTAAACTCGCCAGCTTTATTGTTAAATGAATACTCCAACATTAAAGTTTATGATAAGTTTACCACAGTTCAATTTGATGGCATTCCTGTTGATGTTGTTCCTTGGATGTGTGATGATAACCAAAAAAATATTTTGGAAAAGATGAAAGATTCAAACTCACAGATTGCCTTTGGGCATTTTGAGATTGCAGGTTTTGAAATGGACAGAGGTAATGTTTCAGAGATAGGTATTGACAAAAACATTTTAAAAGATTATGATATTGTTTTATCTGGCCATTTTCACCATAAATCGTCAGATTACAACATCGTATATGTTGGCACGCCATATGAAATGACATGGGCTGATTACAACGACCCAAAAGGCTTTCATATATTTGACACAGACACACGACACTTAGAATTTGTTCGTAACCCATTTACCATGTTTAACAAGGTAACATATGATGATGGTCAACAAGATTTTGAATTTTGGAAAGGGTATCAATACGATACACTTAAAGATACCTATGTGAAAGTTGTGGTGTTGAACAAACAAAATCCTTTCTTGTTTGACCATGTAACAGATAATCTTTATAAGGCAGGCATTGCTGACTTGTCTATTGTTGAAGATTTTAGTGATGTTTTAAATGATAACGACCAAGATATCATTGACCAAGCGGAAGATACAATGACTATACTTTCAAAGTATATTGACAACCTAACATTAGATGTTGAATCGGATAAGTTAAAGTTACTTATGCGTGAACTATATGTTGAGGCACTAAACACAGAAGTGGCTGAATGATACTATTTCGTAAATTAAAATGGAAAAACTTATTAAGCACTGGCAATTATTTTACAGAAGTTAATCTGTCTAATAACAGCAATACGCTGGTTGTAGGTGAAAATGGTTCTGGTAAAAGCACGATGCTTGATGCCTTGTGTTTTGCCTTGTTTGGCAAACCATTTCGGTCAATTAACAAACCACAACTTGTAAACAGTATTAATAATAAAGATTGTATTGTTGAGGTAGAGTTTGATACCAACAATAAAGCTTATCGTGTAGTTCGTGGTATCAAACCAAATCTATTTGAGATTTATTGTGATGGTGTGTTGGTTAACCAAGATGCAGCTAGTCGTGATTACCAAGAATACTTAGAGAAGTTTATTCTTAAACTAAATTACAAATCATTTACACAGATTGTAATTCTTGGTTCTGCTTCGTTCACACCATTCATGCAGTTATCGGCATCTGACCGCCGTGCCATCATTGAAGATTTATTAGATATTCAAATCTTTTCTACCATGAATTCTTTGGTAAAAGATAAACTATCAAACAATAAAGACCTAGTGGCAGAAAAGAAGCATGAGATTGATTTAGCTACACAGAAGCACGATATGCAGAAAAAGCATATTGAAGAATTGAAGCAGAACAATGAAGATAAGGTAAAAGAATATGAAAGTGAGATACAGGTTCATAGTGAGACCATATCCAGCTTATTGGGAAATGTTAGCACACTTACCGCTGAGGTCGACAACCTGCAATTGGTCGTTGAAAGTAAAATTGAAACAGAGGCTAAGGTCAAAAAGATTACAAAAATTGAATCGCAAATTGAAAGCAACTTATCCAAATTTCGAAAGGATATCAGTTTCTTTCAGAACCATGACGATTGTCCAACCTGTCGGCAAACCATTGCCATGGAATTTAAAGAGGAAGAGCTTGCCAATCTCTCCAATAAAGTTACGGAGTGCGAACACGGTCTCCAACAGTTAGAAGAAAAACTAACGGCAGAGCAAGATAAGTTAAATGAGATTGCAGAAAAGCAAAGAGAACTTCAAAAGAAGCAAGTTGAAATTGCTACTTGTAATACAACAATCAATGAAACAAATAAGATGATTGCTCGTGTGCGTAAATTGATTGATGAGCTAAAAGAATCTAAGGTAGTAACAACAAAGGAAGAACAAGAGTTAAAAGAACTAAAGGAGTTGTTAGGAACATTACAAGAATCCCTAAAACAACTAATAGAAGAAAAAACTTATTACGAAGTAGCATCTAATCTCTTAAAAGATACTGGCATTAAAACAAAAATTGTTCGTCAGTATTTGCCAGTAATTAACAAATTGGTCAATAAGTATTTAGCGTCATTAGATTTCTTTGTGAACTTCAATTTGGATGAATCATTTAAAGAAACAATTAAATCTAGGCACCGTGATGAGTTTACCTATAATAACTTTTCTGAGGGTGAGAAACAGCGTATTGATATGGCATTGATGTTGACATGGCGGGCTGTTGCCAAACTAAAGAATTCATCGAATACCAATTTGTTGATACTTGATGAAACATTTGATTCTAGCCTAGATGCCAATGGCACGGAAGAATTGATGAAGATATTACATATGTTAGAGGGTGTTAATTTGTTTGTAATTTCTCATAAAGGCGATATACTACAAGATAAGTTTATGAATGTTATTCGCTTTGCTAAAGAGAAGAACTTTTCGAGGATTGTAAAATGATAGAAGGTCAAATTCGTATTACTGATGGGCATAATCGAACAGTAGATATTTTGCCAACACAAGGTCAATTTCAAACAGTCATGTATGAAGCTGAAACGGACTACCACCAAAATGCTTGGTTTGGTACGGAAGAAGAAGCTAAAAAGTTTGCACAAGGATGGGTGTTCAAATGGCAAGAGAATTAGAACTACATGAATTTATACAAGGCAATAGAACTGCTAAAGTATTGACAAGAGGAAAAGATTCGTATAGAGTTACATTGTATGATTTTTATACGGAATTTATGGATGAAGCATTTTTTAATTCAGAACAAGAGGCTGAAGTTTTTGCAGAAGATTGGGTATTTAAAACATGAGTGATATTTTAACCATTGACACAGGCGTAGGCATAGTAGAGCCTAAGCAAATTGAACCATTACCATTGTATGATGAAAACCATCCAATGTTGCGTATGCCAATACCTGAATATAAAGGTGCATTACCAAGTCCTGTAATGACAAATTTAATTAAGCGATTGAAACTTACCATGAAACTTTATGGTGGTATTGGTCTCTCAGCAAATCAATGTGGCATCTTTGAAAGAGTTTTTATTATTGGCACCGATGAGTTTCAATTGGCATGTATTAATCCAAAACTGATTGGTACCTCGGCAGGAATGATAAAAGCAGATGAAGGTTGCCTCTCTTTCCCTGGTTTATATCTTAAAATAGATAGACCAAATTCAATACAAGTTGAATTTACCGATGAGAACGGGCAGGTTCAACAGACAATGCTAGAAGGTTTATCTGCCAGATGTTTCTTACATGAGTTAGACCATATGAATGGTAAGAAGTTTGTTGAGTATGTTGGTCCTGTTGCGTTACAAATGGCAAGAAAGAAACAGGATAAGTTAATGAAAAAAGTGATTCGTAATCAAAAGAAAAAATAATGGCATACAGTTTTGACCCTAAAGATGATGTAGAAACGCAATGGCAAAAGTGGCAAGAACAAACACCACTTCCTACATTACAATTTACAGAAGATGAATTGCGTGAACAGGTCATTACAGACCTGAAGTATGTTTCGCAAATGGATGTAAAAGAATACACACTCTACCAAAAGTGGTGTGAAGTCCAAGAAAAATATCCATCTATTGTAGTAAATGATTTGTGGGAAGGTGAGAAACTTGTATTAGAAGATGAAGGTCAACGCAAAGCCATTGCTGAAATTAAATCAAACTTTTGGGTACCAAATACACCTGACGATTATCTGGCATTAGAACCAGAGATGTTGTATACCAATAAAGAGAAAGAATTACCAGAGTTGTGGAATTGTATTCGTACCTTTTCTTCCACAATGAAAAACAATTCTAATATTGGTCGCAATTTAAACTTTGTCATTCGTGATAAGGTAACAAAGAAATATCTTGGTGTTATTTGTATTTCATCTGACTTCTTAGACCTAACACCACGAGACAATCACATTGGTTGGCCTAGAGAATTAAAAACACAAGGCAATATGATTAACCATACTGCAATTGGTTCTACAATCGTGCCATTGCAACCACTTGGTTTTAATTATGTTGGTGGTAAATTGTTAGCATTGTTATGCCTTGCCGACCCTGTGCAAGAATTGTGGAAAAAATTGTATGGTGATACACTTGTTTCGGTAACAACAACATCATTATATGGTAGAACCAAGGCTGATGGGTTGTCTCAGTATGATAACTTAGACCATTGGCAGAAAATGGGCTTCACCGCAGGCTCAGTATCATTTGAACCTGAAAGAAAAACTCGGTATATGATTCGTGATTGGTTGAAAGTAAACCATACACGAAAGTATTTTGAATGGTATGTTGCGAAGAAACCATCAGGTCAACCACATAAGCGTGACCATAAGAATCGTTCATTACAATTTACATATAGCAAGTTGAGTATACCAAAAGAAATTATTCGTACCGACCATGCTCGTGGAATTTATTGGTCACCTTTGTATGATAATTCAATTGATTATTTGAATAAACGAATTGGTGATGAACAGTTGGTAAAATCATTTGATACCAGCGTTTCAGCATTGACCGAGATTTGGAAAACAAAACATGCCAAACCTCGTATCAAGCAATTAGTAAAGAAACAACGCAACAATAATGATACCCTTTTCTATGACGACCTTACCGTGTTGACATGGGAACAGGCGAAAGAGAAATATCTTTGCCAAGTTGGTCGTTAAAAACGCTTGACAAAGCATAAGTAATAGTGTAATATGTCCTTAATGCGGTCGGGGAATAGAACCAGAGTAGGTGTCCAACTTACTCCCTTAGTGCGAATCTAAGCCACCGCTCCATCCCTTTATATCCATTGAGTTCCTGACTGTTGTTTCCATACAACAGCGAGGCTTGACAATCCCTCTAAATAATGATATAATGGTAGTATAAATGGTAAATAGGACAATTACATGAATTTTACTGCCGAACAAAAATCACAATTAGCCAAACTAATGGCAACCGAAAATCTTACGGTGCAACACCAAAAGATTTCAACAGCACGATTCGACCCACAAAATCGTGTTTTATATCTCCCAATATGGCAAAATATGACAGGCGTTATTTACGACCTGCTCTGCGGTCACGAAGTTGGCCATGCTCTCTATACACCTGCTTCAGGTTGGCATGATGCCGTTGTTGACAAATCTAAACCACAAAACTACAAATCATTTTTGAATGTAGTTGAAGATGCTCGTATTGAGAAAAAAGTAAAACGGAAATATCCTGGCCTTGCAACGGCATTTAAACTTGCATACCAAGAATTATCTGTCCGTGATTTCTTTGGTATCAAAGGTCGTGATGTAAACACCTTGCCTTTTGTTGACCGCCTTAATCTATTCAGCAAATCACAATGGACTGCCACTTGGATTAATTTCTCTGCACAAGAAGAAATTATGGTTAAGAAAGCTCAGGCAGTAGAAACTTGGGAAGATGTTGTAAAACTTACTGATGAAATCTATGCATACTCCAAAGATGAACAAATGGAAATGCGTATGTCTGATTTTGAATCTTTCGATTACCTAGAAGATGGTTCAGGTGATTATGACATGGACACCGAATTCGATTTAGATGATGAAGAAGATGATGACGGTGAAGAATCAGATATTGAATCTAAATCAGGTGATAATGGTAAAGAATCAAATGAAAAACCTGATGAGAATAATGATGGTGATGCCAACGGTGAAGCTACTGACAAGCAAGAATCTAAATCTGGTAACCAAGAACAAAATGGTGACGCTGTAGATGGTAGAGAAAAAGATGGTTCTAAAATTGATTCATACAAGGATTCGAATGAATCTTGGCAAGACCAGTTTGCACCTAATTGTGAAACTGATGACAGCTTCCGTCAAAATGAATCAATGCTTTTGGATGAAAAGTGTAAAGAATATGAGTATGTAAATATTCCTAAACCAATTTTGAAGAACATCATTACACCTGCTAATCGTGTGCATGATTTATTTACTGAATTCTATAACAAGGCAGTTACAGAAAAGTGGATGCCACCAAATAAAGCAACAGAGTTATTGAATGAATTCAAGCGTAAGAATGAGCGCTACATTGGTTTACTTGCTAAAGAATTTGAAATGCGTAAGGCTGCCAAATCATTTAGTAAGTCCAAGTTATCTGATACTGGCGATATTGATATCAATAAACTTTCTACTTACAAGTTTGATGATAATATTTTCCGCAAAGTGATGATGACACCAAAAGGTAAGAATCACGGTCTTGTTTTGTTGCTTGACAAATCTGGTTCTATGTCAGACAATATGGCAGGTTCGATTGAACAGATTTTGGTTCTTTCAATGTTCTGCCGTAAAGTAAACATTCCATTTATTGTTTATGGTTTTGGTGACTGTGGTGCAACACACATGATTGACATTAATAAACATGGTGTAAATTATACAAATGAGTATTACAAATGCTTTGAAGAAGCAGAAGGTCTAATTGATTTTGGTACCGTTCGTTTGCGTGAGTATCTCAATTCACAAATGACTAATGCTGAATTTACCAGAGCGCTTAAAAATATGTTGCTTGTGAAAGAATCATATGAAGGCGGTCGTTATCGTAGAACAGATGTGCCTAGAGCTGATACTGAATCATTGTCTAATACACCAATGACACAGGCTTTGGTTGCTACAGCTGAAGTGATGAAAAACTTCAAACGCAAACATAACCTAGATTTGTGTAGTTTAGTGCTTGTGCATGACGGTGATGCTGATAGAGCAAATGTCTCATTTAAGTATGAAACTTATACCGACCATTCTGGTAAAGTAGTAACTAAATTGCGTAGATATACTTTTGGGTATTCTGATAAGAATTATTTTGTTGTTGATAAAGCAAACAAATACCAAGAAAAACTTGGCACAACTTATCAAGCCATGAATGAATTGATTTTGGATTGGTTCCGTAAAGTAACTGGTGCTAAAGTATTTGGTTTCTTTATTGTGAATAGCCAATCTCGTGGTTATACCAAGAATGCCTTACAGAGTAAGTTTGTATTTGAAGATGGTTTGACTTTGCAAGATATTCATAACAAAAACTATTATGAATGGGACGCAAAGACGAAAGAGATACAGAAGCGTTTCAAAAGTGAAAAGTTTTTGATATCTCATTCTAAGGGTTTCAATTCGTTCTTCCTGATTTCTGGTGGCGAAGATTTGAAAACCGAAGAAGATGAATTGGAAATTGATGGCAAATACACCACTAAAAAATTGGCATCAGCATTCGCCAAAATGAATAAAAAGAAAGCGGTGAATCGTGTATTGGTCTCCAAATTCATACAAGGCATCGCTGCCTGAGTGTTGTTTCCATGCAACAGGTAGGCTTGACAAAGCCTACCATTTCTGATATAATGGTAGTATAAACTGTGATAGGAGCTTTTTTATTATGATTAGTCGTGCCGAAATGAAACAAAAATTTATTGATGCTTTGATTGCTACTGGTAAGCAAACAATCACTAAAGCAGAAATTAAAACTATTGCAACCAAACTAGGTCTCAAATCAACCCAATTTTTTACTAAAGATGATAGTAATAAAGTTGGTCGTGGTGAATACCGTGTACCACAATCTGGTGTAAATACGATGCCTGCATTACAAGCACAAGTTATTCCCATGACGAAACAACCTGAAAAATCTGACCGTAAAATTCAAAATGTTCAAACGGACTTGGATACAACCAATCTAGTACCTACGGCATACAAAAATTATGTTCCGTTTGGTAACTTTGATGATGTATATTCAATCGTTCAATCTATGCGGTTCTTTCCTGTTTTTGTATCAGGTCATTCTGGCAACGGTAAAACAATGTCTATTGAACAGGCCTGTGCCAAAGCAAAGCGTAAATTCGTTTGCGTATCAATGACACCTGAAACCGATGAAAGTGATTTGCTTGGTAACTATGTGTTGATTGATGGCAATATGGAATGGCGTGATGGTCCCGTAACCACGGCTGCTCGTCAAGGTGCTGTTCTCTGTATTGATGAGATTGATTATGGTGCTCAGAATCTTTCCTCATTACAGCGTGTGCTCGAAGGCAAACCATTTATGTTGAAGAAAAAAGGTGAGTTGATTACACCTGCACCTGGTTTTACTGTGTTTGCTACTGCGAACACCAAAGGTAAAGGTTCAGACGATGGTCGTTACATGTTCACCAATGTGCTTAACGAAGCCTTCTTAGAGCGTTTTCGTACCACGATGGAACAAGAATTTCCTCCTGTAAAAACTGAGCGTAAAATTATCGAAAAAGAATTGACCTCAGTTGGTAAATCTGATAATGATTTCGCCGAGAAACTTGTTACATGGGCTGATGTGATTCGCCGTACCTTTGCTGATGGCGGTTGCGATGAAGTGATTTCTACTCGCCGCCTTGTGCATATTGTTGAAACATACGGTATCTTTGGTGATAAGATGAAGGCAATTACCTTGTGTTTGAACCGCTTTGATGATGACACTAAGGCAAGTTTTGTTGACTTGTATACCAAGGTAGATGCTGGTGCTTCAGTTGAAGAAATTATGGCACCACAACCTGAGCCACAACCTGAAATTACCGAAGAGCAACCTAAGGTAGATGACCAAATTATCTAATCATAGTAGTAGTTCGGCACTTGACCCGGCAATAGCCGGGTCTTTTTTCATTCTTTGCCTCACACTTGGTTCATCCTGTGATACACTTACTATATTGAATTTGAGAGAACGGTCTCCTCTCAAATGTTTACCATGTTGAGACCATTTTTATTGGAGTATTTTGTAATGAAGTCAGCTAAAGCTCGAGTTCTCGCCTATTTGTCCAAAGACAGCGAGTATAACACACTAACCGCTCAGAAGATGCAATCTGTTTTTGGTATTGCTAACCCATCTGCAACCATCAATGAGTTGCGTAATGAAGGTCATGCAATCTATTTGAACAGCCGTGTCAACGCAAATGGCGACAAAGTTTCTTTCTATCGCCTTGGTCAGCCAACTAAGCGCATTGTTGCCGCTGGTATCGCTGCCATCCGTGCTCAGGGAGAGCGTGCTTTTGCCTAAAATAGTTTAGGAAAAGCGATGAGGAAGTAATACATATAGGTGTTACTTCCTCTTTTTTCGTTTATGGAGTTGTCATGGAAATACAAGTAAAAATTGAAGATTTAAAAAAGAATAAGGTGTTTGTGGCAACACCGATGTATGGCGGCATGGCCCACGGCTTATACATCAAATCGTGCCTCGATTTACAAACTACCATGGCCAAATATGGTATCGAAACAAAATTCTCTTTCCTGTTTAATGAATCACTCATCACAAGAGCCCGTAACTATCTTGTAGATGAATTTCTCCGTTCAGATTTCACACATTTACTTTTTATCGATAGCGACATTCATTACAATCCACAAGATGTAATTGCTATGTTAGCATTAGATAAAGATGTAATTGGTGGTCCTTATCCTAAGAAGTCAATCAATTGGGGTAATGTAGCACAAGCGGCACGAAATCATCCAAATATGGAACCAAGAGAGTTAGAGAACCTTGTTGGTGAATATGTTTTCAATGTGGTAAAAGGAACAAAACAATTTCAGGTTACAGACCCACTAGAAGTATTAGAAATTGGTACAGGTTATATGATGGTTAAACGCCATGTATTTGATAAGATGAAAGATGCTTATCCAATGATTCACTATAAACCTGACCATGTTGGTCAAGCTAACTTTGATGGCACTCGTTACATTCATGCCTACTTTGATACAGTAATCGACACCGCAGAATCAATTACAGGCGGCGGTTCAGACCGTTACCTAAGTGAAGATTATATGTTCTGTCAGATGTGGCGTAAAATTGGCGGACAAGTTTGGTTATGTCCTTGGATGAAAACACAACACATTGGTACTTACGCATTTACTGGTAATATGCCTTCTGTTGCACAATATACAGGTCGCCTATAATGTCCAGTGGTCGTGATGAAATGATGAGCGATTGGGATGCCGTTAAGGCTTCCCAAAATGCTACAACAGGTGGTCGTAAATTTGATGGCGGCAAATTGCGATATGGTTTGCTACCACCACTTGCATTAAAAGCGACAGTTGATGTATTAACCTTTGGTGCAGAGAAGTATGAACCTGATAATTGGAAACATGTTCCCGATTCGAAGCGTAGATACTTTGATGCCGCCCAAAGGCATTTATGGGCATATAAAGAAGGTGAGCAGATTGACCCCGAATCAGGCAGACACCATCTAGCACATGCTCTTTGTTGCCTCATGTTTCTTTATGAGCATGATATACTATATTCTGTTAGTGATAAATCTTAATTATGGAGTTTTAAATGAAATTATCTAATGAAACAATCTCAGTATTAAAAAACTTTGGTGCAATTAATCAAGGCATCATGTTTAAACCTGGTAAGAAACTTAAAACGGTTTCTTCACACAAAAACATTCTCGCAGAAGTTGATATTAAAGAAGAAATTCCTGCGGAGTTTGGTATCTATGACCTGAACAATTTCTTGTCGGTTATTTCTCTACACAAAGATGACCCATCATTTGAGTTTGATGAGAAACAAGTTACTATCGTTGGTAACAAAGGTCGTAGTAAGATTAAATATCGCTTTACACCTGCAAATATGATTGTTACGCCGCCTGAGAAAGCGCTAACAATGCCTGATGCTGAAATCAAATTTGAATTGAAAGCTGAAGATTTTGATTGGGTTCTCCGTGCAGCTTCTGTGTTATCTTCACCACAAGTTGCTATTGAATCTGATGGTAAGAAAATCAGTATTGTTACACTCGATTTGCAGAATGATTCTGCTCACACCGATGCTCTCGAAATCGCAGAAGGTAGTGGTGACAAGTATCGTATGATTTTCAAAACAGAAAACATCACCAAGATTCTTCCTGGCACCTATGATGTTTCTGTATCATCTAAAGGTATCTCACACTTCAAAAACAAATCTGTCTCGCTTCAGTATTGGATTACAACTGAGCAGGGTTCTAAGTTTGAAAAGGTTGCTTAATGATTAAATATTTCGTTGAGAAAGACCGCAACTTACCAGTAGCAATTAATCCATCACATGTTTCACATGCTCGTGAAAGTAACGATAGTGGAACTGTAATTGTGATGGTCAATGATAGAGAAATTATTATTGATGAGGATATTCTGGTGGTTGTTGCTCGCTTAAACGAGCGTGATTAATTTTATTATGTTGTATTTTGTGAGGATTTTATATTATGGAACATCTGTTATGGACAGAGAAGTATCGCCCTCAAACGGTTGAAGATTGTATTCTACCTGACCGTTTGAAACAACCATTTCAGGAGTATGTGAATCAGAAACAGATTCCAAATTTACTCCTGAGTGGTGGTGCAGGCGTAGGCAAAACAACCATCGCTAAGGCCATGTGCAACGAAATTGGTTGCGATTACATGGTCATCAACGGTTCTGATGAGAGTGGTATTGATACATTCAGAACCAAAATTAAAAATTATGCTTCGTCAATGTCATTGTCTGGTGGCCGAAAGGTCATCATTATCGATGAGGCTGATTATCTAAATCCTAATTCAACTCAACCTGCTTTGCGTAATGCGATTGAAGAATTCGCTAGCAACTGCTCATTCATTTTCACCTGTAATTACAAGAACCGTATTATTGAACCACTACATTCTCGTTGTGCGGTGATTGACTTTGGTCTAAAGAATGGTGAGAAGGCCAAGATGGCATCCGCTTTCTTTAAACGGGTTCAATCAATTTTGCAAAGTGAAAAAGTTGACGCTGATGATAAGGTTTTGGCAGAACTTGTTAAGAAACACTTTCCAGATTTTCGCCGTGTGTTGAATGAACTTCAGCGTTACTCACAGTTTGGTAAAATTGATACTGGTATTCTTTCACAAATTGCTGATGTATCAATTGATGAACTATCAAAGCACATTTCATCAAAAGATTTTGGTGCGATTCGTAAGTGGGTAGCGTCTCACGAAATAGACAATACAGCCCTTTTTCGTAAATTATATGATACACTTTACGACCTCTTAAAACCAACCTCTATACCTCAAGCTGTTGTTATTCTTGCTGACTATCAGTATAAGGCTGCGTTTGTTGCAGACCAAGAAATTAATACTGTGGCATGTTTGACTGAACTAATGGTATCCTGCGAGTTTGTATGAGCCCATTTGACTATGTAAAAGAGATTCTGCAAAGTAAGAAACAGCTCATTGTTGATGAATTGACTGAAAAAGAATACAATCCATTCATCATCAACCGAAGTTTATCTTATCATAAAGATTGCGTTTTGTTTGCAAATGAGATGAACCGCAGGCATTTTATTGATAAAAAACTGCAAAATGACTTTTTACTAAATACTGTGAGGTCGCAAAAGCGACCATTTGCAAAGTGGGTTAAGGCTGAGAAAAGTGAAGATTTATCATGTATCAAATCGTTCTATGGATTCTCAGAATCGAAAGCCCGAGAGGCTCTCCGACTACTAAGCAAAGACCAAATCCAACAACTAAAAGAACAAACCGACACAGGTGGATTAAGGAAGTAACATGGTTGACTTAGCGCAGTTTGTTGAGGTAAGCCTCAATGAGCAGGATGATTTTTTGAAGGTAAGAGAAACTCTTACCCGCATTGGTGTTTCTTCTCGCAAAGAAAAGGTGTTGTATCAATCTTGCCATATTTTACATAAGCAAGGTCGTTATTACATTGTGCATTTTAAAGAATTGTTTGCCTTAGATGGCAAGCCTTCTAACATATCCGAGAATGACATCCAAAGACGGAATGCTATTGCGAATTTGCTAGAGGAATGGGGCCTGGTAAAGATATTGAATCGTAAAGTAATTGAAGATAATATTGCACCACTCCACCAGATTAAGATTATTTCGTTTAAAGAAAAAGACGATTGGAATTTAATTGCCAAGTATAATATTGGCAAAAAGCCAAACGAATATTAATTGTTATATAAATAATGGTGCGGCGCCTAATGGGCCGCATTTTTGACAACTCGCTTACAAGGAGATAAAACATGACACTAGGTCGTATTTCATTTGGACCTTTATCCCAATCAATGCTGGGATTTGATAGATTTTTTGATGATGTTGAGAAGATGCTTGATGCAACTCAGAAGCCTTCTACTTTCCCTCCACACAATATCATTAAGCTAGACGACAATCGGTATGTTGTTGAACTTGCCGTTGCTGGTTTTAGCAAAGATGAAATTGATATTACTGTTGAAGATGGTAACTTGACGGTCAAAGGTGAAAAGAAGGATAAAGAGGTTGAAGTGACCTATCTACATCGTGGCATTGGCACTCGGTCTTTTACTAAGACACTTACCGTAGCTGACACAATCGAAGTTCGTGGCGCAGAATTTAAGGATGGTATTTTGCGTATTGGTTTGGAAAATATTATTCCTGACCATAAGAAACCACGCAAGATTGAGATTAGTAACGATTTGAAGGAATTCAAACCACAATTGTTACAAGAATCTAAGAAAGCTGCTTGATAAACGGTGGGGTGAAAACCCCACCACATTTGAGGATATATTATGACTAGGCGTGATAAAAACTTTAAGTTAAGTAAAGAATCAAAACGGCAACTTGCTCGTTATATTGACCCACAAAAAAGAGGTCTGTTTAAGAACTCTATGATTGAAGCAGAAATAGCAGCTTCAGTTCCTTTTAAATCAGAAAAGAAACCAAACAATAGGCCAAAGAATGAAGCCTAAGTTTGTTGTTGCACATATGAAAGCTGCAAGTGTTTATGCAGAACTTTCATCAGCAAAAAGATTACAAGTTGGTTGTGTCGTTGTAAAAGATAACACAATCATTGGTATTGGTTACAATGGTATGCCTTCAGGTTGGGATAACAGCTGTGAAAATGTTATACAACATTCTGATGATACAGTTGAATTAAAAACCAAACCAGAAGTGTTACATGCAGAGACAAATGCTATTGCAAAAATAGCACGCTCAACAAATTCAACAGATGGTGCAGACATGTTTATTACTCATGCACCATGTTTAGATTGTGCTAAGTTAATACATCAAGCAGGTATTAAAAAGGTTTACTTTGGTAATCACTACCGTGATAATATTGGTGTTGATTTTCTCCAACAATGTGGCGTAGTGGTAACACATGTTGACCAAAGCATACTATGAACATAAGAGAACTAATTGTATTTCTAAACCGTATAAAGGTTTGGATGCCACAATCAAATGTAATGATTCGAAATGAAATTGATGCCTTAATATCACAACTTAAACGGCAAATTAATCATTGAGAAAATAGATTACGGACATTAAAAAATATCATTAGACAAATAACCAATATTATGATACATTATTGATAAGTATTATTGAGGTTGCAAACCTAATAAACTTTAACTATCAAGGAGAATTGAATTGAAAACAGTTGGTGATAAATTAGAAAAATTTGCCGTTACAGGCGTTAATCCAGGTAAAGATGATTTCTTTACTATTACAGAAGAATCTTTTGCAGGTAAATGGAAAGTAATCGTTTACTATCCAAAAGATTTCACATTCGTATGTCCTACTGAAATTGTAGCATACGATAAATTGTTCCAAGATTTTGCAGACCGTGATGCTGTATTGCTAACAGGTTCTACTGATAATGAATTCTGTAAATTAGCATGGCAAGCTTCACATGAAGATTTGAAAAAGATTAAGCACATTCAGTTTGCTGATACACAGCGTGAAGGTTACAATGCTAAAGGTGAATGGGAAAATTTGAGTTTGGTTGACCAACTCGGAGTATTCTTTAAACCTGCTGGTGCTGCTCTTCGTGCCACATTTATTGTTGACCCTGATAATGTCATTCAACATGTTACAGTAAACAATTTAAATGTTGGTCGCTCATCAGAAGAAACTTTGCGTGTATTAGACGCTTTGCAAACAGGCGAAAAGTGTGCATGTAATCGTTCAGTTGGTGGTGAAACACTATGAGTTGGGTTGACCAAATTAAGGAGGCTTTGCCAGAATATGCGAAAGACACTAAACTCAATTTGGATGCCGTTATCAATCGTAGCACTCTTGATGTTACTGTTGCTAACGGATGTGCTCTCGCAGCCGCAATGGCAACAGGCAATGGTAAACTCGTTGCATTTATACAGTCAACTTTGGAAGATGCCACCGAGCGTGATGCAGCCTTAACCGCAGCATCACTTATGGGTATGAACAATGTTTGGTATCCATATGTTGAAATGGTCGATGATAAAAATTTAGCAGGATTGCCACCACAGTTGCGTATGAATGCTATTTCAAATCATGGTGGTTCAACTAAAGATAGATTCGAAGCATATAGCCTAGCATCTTCAATTGTTGGCAAGTGCCACTTCTGCGTTAAAGCTCATTATGAAACTTTGAAAAAAGAAGGTTATACTGTTGAACAACTGCGTGATATCGGCCGTATTGCTGCCGTAATTACCTCTGTTGCAAAAGTTTTAAATTCATAACTAAATAAATGTAACACGGCTGAGGCCTCTACTACGGTACGCCTCAGTTTTTTAAAATGGAGTTATTATGTTAGTTCTACCTGATGAAATGATTGGCCGTCCTATTGGATTTACCTGTTCAACATTTGACCTCTTACATGCAGGTCACATTCTAATGCTTGCGGAATGTAAATCGGTTTGTGATTATCTAATTGTTGGTTTACAATCAGACCCAACAATTGACAGACCAGATACAAAAAACAAACCAGTTCAATCAGTAGTTGAAAGATATGTCCAACTATCTGCCGTAAAATTCATAGATGAAATTATTGTTTATGATACCGAAAAAGACCTAGAAGATTTATTGATGTTCTTGCCAATTACTGTTCGTATTTGTGGTGAAGAATACAAAGATAAACCTTTAACTGGTCGTGAGATTTGTGATGCTCGTGGTATTAAAACCTTTTACAATTCTCGCACACACCGCTTTAGTTCATCTGAATTAAGGCAAAGAACATATCAATCTGAATTGAATAAGAGAGTTTAATTATGTCAATGAGCTTAGATGTTAAAGTTTTTCAAACCGCATGTGACCAAAATCCATCACCAGAAAACGCTGAGTTATACTATGCTCTTATTAGAGAAGAATTTGAGGAGTTTCGTATTGCTCATCGCCAAAAAGATGATGTTGAAATGCTAGACGCTTGCATGGATATGATTTGGGTTATTCTTGGTTTCTGCCATATGAAAGGTTACAAAACTGAAGCCGCTTGGAATGAAGTTGCTCGTTCTAACCTAGCAAAGATTGACCGAAAAACTGGCAAAGTATTGAAACGAGAAGATGGTAAAGTTTTAAAACCTGAAGGATGGAAACCTCCCGATTTAGAAAGTTATGTTAAGTAATGGCCTTTTTAGTTCACAACTTACCACCAGTCCAATGTTTTGTAAAGAAAGAATTCTTATACGACTTTGAAAAAGGTTTTGGTGAATATGAACCATGTATTTGGATGACAATTAAATGTATCAAAGGCCAGGCATTTCGTATTGAAGCATTACTGCCTAACTATGGTGCCTTGTATGATAAACTACCTTTACATGCATTTGTAACTCGGCAAACAAACCTACAAAATGCAACTTTGCCTTTGGATTACTTGCAAATTTGGGACGCTTTGAGTTATAATATTACTGTCATTGAAAAAGATAACTTACGAATGTTGAAATGTAAGTTCTTGGACAAAGATAGAAAGTGGCACTTTGGTGAGTATATGTTCACCGTAGATTTTTGCCAAAACGACCCTGGTTATCTGAACACAGGATTTTCTGAAACAGTTGAAGAACATAAGAGTTATAATTTTATTAAGTTGGACAACGGACAGTTTGCTGCCCAACCAAATAACAAAACATTATTCTATGATGCTTCTCTGACAGTACCTGAATTTAAGATACCAGATTTTAAAATAGCAACAAAGTTATATTCAGTAGAGAAATTCAATAAACACTCTGCAAGAAATAATAATGATTTTTTCTATGACTTTAAGGAAAGAAAAGAATGAACACCCGTGAAATTGCCAAAAAACTAGCCATCGAACATAAAATGCCAAGAGCAGAAAAGTATGACATGTTCTTGCGTGAATTTGATAACATGGTCGAAGTGGTTGGTTGGATGCAAGACCCTAACTATGACATGAAAGATTTTCAAGGCAGAGAGATGTTATTTCCTAAGCGCTGGGTCACCATTGGTGTGTTGCCTGCGGAGACCAAAGTAAGTGTATAAAGTTTTTTATTTAAATGGTTATTCAATGTTAACAAAAGATTTTCAAACATTGACAGAAGCCACAACCTTTGCAAACAAAAAACCATTAGATACGGTTTTAGAAATTAAAAATTATGACCCCAAAATTAATCACATTCAAAACGAATCAGACAATACTTGCTCAGATTGATTTCACAAATGATACAGAATTGGTTGCTAAAGAACCAGTTCAAGTAATTGTTCAACCAACAAAAGATGGCCCAATGATGGGCTTTGCACCATTCTTGGAGTATGCCCAAGAGTTTAAATCAGGCATTAAATTTAGCATGTCTGATGTTCTCTGTATTACCACACCTGTGCGTGAATTAGAGAACCAATATAATCAGGTCTTTGGCAGTGGTATCCAAATTGCCTCTGCTATTCCTAAAATCTGATATAATATATGAATGACTAAAAAATACTACACACATGTTCTAAACTTTGGTAATCATATTCTTTACCGAGGTATAAACAACGGTCGGAGAATCAAGCAAAAGATTGAATATTCTCCGACTTTGTATTTTCCTACAAACAAGAAAACTGAATGGCGCTCACTACAAGGTGATGTGCTAGAACCAAAATCGTTTGGTTCAATTCGTGAAGCCAAAGAGTTCATCAGAAAATATGAAGAAGTTTCTAACTTCAAAATGTTTGGCAATACAAGGCTCGAATATGCCTATATTGCTGATACACAAAAGGGTTTCATTGATTGGGACATTAATGACTTAGATATTGCTATCATCGATATCGAGGTTGGTTCAGAGAATGGATTTCCTAACCCACAAGATGCTAACGAACCGATTACAGCGATTGCTGTTCGCCGTTTAAATGGCAAAACATATGTTTATGGTTGTGGTGATTTCGAAAACAACAACCCAAATGTTGAATATAAAAAGTGTAAAGATGAATACACGCTCTGCAAAACATTTCTGACTGATTGGGAAGAACACACACCAGACATTATCTCTGGTTGGAATATTAAGTTCTTTGATATACCATATCTACACAATCGTTTTCAAAAGATTCTTGGTCCTGATATGACGAAGAAACTCTCACCTTGGGGTGCAGTTGTTGAGCGTGAGAAGATGATTAAAGGACAAAGACAAATTGCGTATGATATTTTTGGTGTTTCTTGTTTGGATTATATTGAACTCTATCGATGGTATGCGCCAGGCGGTAAATCACAAGAATCATACAAACTCGACCACATCGCCTCTGTTGAACTAGGCACAAGTAAACTAGATTACTCTGAGTATGATAATCTACATCAGCTCTATAAACTAAACTATCAAAAGTTTATTGAGTATAACATCAAAGATGTGGAACTAATTGTTGACCTAGAAGATAAGTTAAAGTTGATTGAGTTGGCTGCCACTTTGGCATACGATACAAAGACCAACTTTGAAGATGTGTTTGCACAGACAAGAATGTGGGACTCTCTGATTAATTGCTATCTAATGGAACGAAAGATTATTGTTCCGCCAAAAGAACGCAAAGAGAAAGATTCGGCATTTGAGGGTGCGTATGTCAAAGAACCACAAGTTGGCAAGCACGATTGGGTTGCTTCATTTGACCTTAACTCTCTGTATCCGCATTTGTTGATTCAATATAATATTTCACCAGAAACAATTATTGAACCACAAAATTACACCGATGAAATGCATCGCATTATCTCTGATGGTGTAAGTGTTGAAAAGATGCTTCAACGAAAAGTTGATACATCTAAATTAGAAGGTGTTACATTGACACCAAATGGTCAGTTCTTTCGTACCGATATACAAGGCTTCTTACCTAAGATGATGGAAGAAATGTATGAAGATAGAAAGAAGTTTAAGAAGTTAATGATATCTGCACAGCAAGATTATCAAAACGAAACGGACAAAAACAAAAAACATGAACTAGAAAAATTAATTGCACGATACAACAATCTGCAACTTGCAAAAAAAGTTTCGCTAAACTCCGCTTACGGTGCTCTTGGCTCACAATACTTCCGTTTCTATGATTTAAGACAGGCATTGGCAGTTACGCAAGCCGGTCAATTAAGTATTCGTTGGATTGAAAACAAGTTAAACGAATACATGAACAAAATTTTAAAAACAGAAGGAAAAGATTATGTTATTGCGAGTGATACGGATTCGATTTATCTCCGTCTTGGAGAGTTGGTCGATTCGGTGTTTGATAAAGAGAATCGAAATAATCAGAAAATCATCGCCTTCATGGACAAAATCTGTGAAGCTAAGATTCAACCGTTTATTGATTCGGCGTATTCAGAGTTGGCTGGATATGTTAAGGCTTATGGACAAAAGATGAACATGAAGCGTGAAGCATTGGCAGACAAAGGTTTGTGGACTGCCAAGAAGCGTTACGCATTGAATGTTTATAACAACGAAGGTGTTGCATATAAAGAACCAAAACTCAAAGTGATGGGTCTCGAAATGGTCAAATCATCCACACCATCTGTTATCCGTGAAAAGATGAAAGATGTATTAGAGTTGATGATGCGTGGCACCGAAGAAGATGTTCACAAGTTTATTGATGAATTCAAAACAGAGTTTATGAAATTACCACCAGAAGATATTTCATCACCACGAGGTTGTAATGGCATTGGCCAGTATTCTGATTCAGCTTCATTGTATAAGAAAGGCACACCAATTCATGTGAAAGGTGCCATTCTGTATAACTTCTATTTGAAGAAGCATGGTTTAGAAAAGCAATACCCAATGATACAAGAAGGTGAGAAATTAAAGTTTGCTTATCTTAAAATGCCAAACCCAATTAAAGATACTGTCATTAGTTTCCCACAACGATTACCTAAAGAGTTTGGCATCCACGAATTCATTGATTATGATATGCAATTCGACAAAGCGTTTGTTGAACCAATTCGTGTTGTGCTAGATTGTATGGGTTGGAAAACAGAGAAACAAAACTCACTAGAGGACTTCTTTGCATGAAAAATATTCGTGTCATTGAACGAGGCATTGATGTGTCTAAGATACTCGACCAGTTAAAACAATATCCTGATGATTGGGGTATTCAACAGAGAATGGAGAAAACAGAAATTCTCGACCCATTAAAACATATCGTAAGTGCTGGTGTATTACAGTTGGTTATGGGTGCTATATCAAAAGCAGGTGATGATGTAAGAGATTCAGAGATATGTGTTGCTACACCAGCGTTCTATCGCCATACAGAGATAGTAAACTGGTGTCTGAATCGATTTCATACTTTTGCTCGTTGTGCTTTCTTATCGTTGCCTGTTGGTCAAATAGTTGGAAAACACATAGATATTGGAACATACTATCTAAGAAAAGACCGCTACCATCTGGCCATACAAGGAAAATATAGATACATGGTTGGTGATGAAGAAGTCATTGTAGAACCAGGTACCTTCTTATGGTTTAATAATAAAGAAATGCATGGCACAGAAAACATTGGAGACGAAGTGAGAATTACATTTGTTGTTGATGTTCCTCATCACCCAAACAATCCATGAACCAAGTTTTACTACCTTTCTTAACAGCGATTGCTCTATCAGCAATCGCAGCCTTTTATTCGGTCATTGGCCTTGCACAGATATTTCCAGGTTCATACTGGCCAATCATCATCATGGGTTCTGTATTGGAGATTGCAAAGCTAGTAACAGTATCTTGGCTATATAATAATTGGAACGAAACTGCTAGAGTAATGCGTTATTA